TAAACCTAAATATATCGACGGCATAAAGAATGTGTGTAATTACTTATAGACAAAGTGAATACAAACCGATATAATAATCCTGTTGTGTCTAAGAAATTAAAAATAAAGAACTTAAAAGGACTTCACGCCCGTCCTTCTGCGAAGCTTGTCAAAGCCGCGAACAAGTTCGACGCGGACATATACGTAACAAAGGGCGAGCAAACAGTCAATGGAAAGAGTATTATGTCTATAATGCAGTTGGCCGCCGCAAAAGACGAAGAAATAACAGTAAAAGCAGTCGGCCCTGACGCTGATGAAGCAGTAAAATCAATTTCTTACTTAGTAAAGTCAAAATTCTTTGAGGAATAATTGTAAATCAAAAAAATCCCGGAAGGGATATTGAAAATAAAACCCTTTTCATATATAATCTATTGTATATATGATTAACCCCGCGCATTCTGTCGAAGAACTCGCCCGCATTTTCGCCGCTAATAAGTCTATTGTAATAAATGACTTTCTTGAACCTTCTTATGCAGAGGATTTGTATAACTTTTTCAACAAAGAGATGCCCAATGAGTGGTGGTTTGCATCTTATAAAGACATGGGAGACAGTAAAGACTATAAAGAAACAAAATTTCTACAACATTTACCAGAAAACCAAGAATTCATTGAATTTGAAAAACAAAAAGCCAATCACGCACTACTAGAAGGATACTTTTCATATATATTTGATAGAACAACTCCTCATAAACCAAAATGTCCATGTAAAGAATGTAATTTTAAACGACATCTCGGCGGCACTACATTTTTGGATTTTGTTTCTACTCTTACTTGTGAACATTTAACACAAACAAATGAATTATTTGCATCAAGATATACATCTGAACAATTCTTAGGACCACACCACGACAAGAACAAAGGAAAAATAGGATTTGTACTAAACCTAACAAAAGATTGGAAACCAGAATACGGCGGTTTACTTCATTTCATGGAGAAAGACTACAAAACAGTAACTAAAGTAATACTGCCCGAATTTAATAAACTAACATTATTTAGTGTTCCGGCGCAAGCAGGTATTCCTCATTTTGTGTCGCGTGTTGTTCCGAACTTGAAACTAAATAGAATTTCTTATACAGGATGGTTTTCCTGAGTGTAATTACATTTGAATGAAACAAAATAAAAAGCGCACTAAACGCGCTCTTCGCGACGATTTGACAGCTCGCGAACTTGCACAAGAACTCAAAGATTCTATGTCTCCCGTAAGCGAGCTAGAGAATCCTAACCCTTTGAAAACTACCTTAAGGGTAAAACAATTCCCTTGGACTCAAAAGCAAAAAGAATTCTTTAAATTAGCATTAGATGATGACACTCGTATCGTCTTCGTAAATGGCCCTGCTGGCACTTCTAAGACACTTTTAAGTGTTTACTGTGGCTTACAGCTACTCAATAAAAAAGTCATCTCAGATATGATGTATATCAGAAGCGCCGTAGAGTCATCTGATGCACGTTTAGGTTACTTACCGGGCTCTGCTGAAGATAAATTAAAGTTTTATAATTTACCTTTTTTAGACAAGCTAGAAGAACTGCTCTCTGAGCAGAGGGTAGCCAAGCTAGAAAAAGAGGAAAGAATTTCCATGTTTCCTGTTAATTTCGCTCGCGGAATGAACTGGCAGAATAAGTGCATTATTTTTGATGAAGTTCAAAATAGTTCGGCCAAGGAAATAACTACTGTTTTGACCAGAATGGGCAAACACAGTAGATGCTTCATTTTAGCTGACCCTATGCAGTCAGATTTACGCACACATGACTGCGCTTTTCAAGAAATGTTCGACTTATTTAAGGATGAGGAGTCTCACGAAAAAGGAATAAGAACCTTCGAGTTTACCGAGGAAGACATCATGCGCTCGGAACTCGTTAAATTCTTGATTAAAAAATTAAAAGAACTTAAAAAGAATTAGTAGAGACTGTTTTTTTTAACTGGCTCATATAATTTTGTTTTGAATTGAGATAACAACTTGTCTACTTCCTTTGTGCATTCGTGTGCAAGGGTGTTTATGGAATTAGCTTTACTAGCGAGCTCTGGGTTTTCTGATTTGCAATCATAGAATGTTTGGGTCATTATTGCTTCCAGTTTCGCTTTTATTTTTAGGGCTCTTTTTTCTGCGTTCATAATTATCGGTCTCTATCTTTCTCCAGTTTTGGTGTGTATATAGCATTCTGCTTACAGCGTTAGCATAAGCAAAAATATCTTTTTCGGGTTTATCCCAGAAGAAGGCGTGAGCCATTTCGTGAATTATTGTATTTAACTCTGATTGTTTAGTTAAATAAGGGTTTATATATATTTTAGGGTCTTTTTCTTTAGGGTCGTGACAATAGCCATCTGCATCAGCGTAATATTTGCTATTTGGCTTTTTAAAGAAAATCTCGTATTCTACCCCACTTGTGTTTTTAAAGGTAAAATTCTTCTTTTTCTTCCTTTTTTTCGACATTCTGTTTACCCCCTTATATGTAATTACATGTAATTTTTGATGTTTTTCCCTTTTATATAAAAAAAATGTTATAATTTTAAAATAAGTGTAGTTATAATTATATATACTCATGAAATCTTTTTGTCCACATTGCGGTTCGCTCATAAATTACGTGGGAGCAAAACCTAAATTTTGTTCATCTTGTGGTCAGTCATTGAATTCTTTTGCTACAAAGGTTGAAGAAGTAAAAGAATCGACTGCCGAGGTAGAAGAAATCGAAGACGAGGAAGAGATTTCTATTCCAGACATTTCTGCTCTTGACGTTGAGATACAAAGATTTGAGCAACCAAAGGTTACCTTGGGTCAAATTTTAGAAGCCAACAAAGACAAAGAATCTTCTGAAGAATAATCAAAGTGTTTCTTATAAGGGTCTTGGATGAATGCCACGAAAGAGAAAACCACAATTTGATGACTTTATAGAAGAGATAAATATTGAAATAGCCAAGCGACGAGCCAAGTGGAATTTAACCGCTATCAGTTGGATGGATTTTGATGATGTTTCTCAAATTCTAAGAATTCATATATATAAGAAATGGCATCTTTATGATGTTAAAAAGCCTCTTGCCCCATGGCTTAATAGAATAATTTCAAATCAAATAAAAAACCTTATAAGGAACAACTACGGTAACTACTCACGACCTTGTTTGAAATGCGATGCAGCGGAGGGTGAGGACTTATGCAAAATATATGAAAAACAATGCAGTTCTTGCCCGCTTTATGCAAATTGGGAAAAAACAAAAAAAACTGCTTACGATGTTAAAATACCCGTTCCTTTGGAAAATCACGAACAAGAAGTTTTTAACTTACATGCCGAGTCTATAGATTTACCAAAAAACATTGGAAAAATACACAGTAAAATGCAAGAAATCTTAAAGCCTATAGAATGGAAGGTTTACGGATTTTTATATATAGAAAATTTAACAGAAGAGCAAGCTGCTAAAAAAATGGGATACAAAACATCAGAAAAGAATCGCTCTCCCGGCTACAAACAAATAAAAAACATACAAAAAAATATAGTAGAAAAAGCTAAGAAGTACATTAAACGGGGCGACATTGATATTTTCTAATGGCTGTAGAACTAACAGAAGAACAAAAGCTATCCATTCTCAAGGAATGGAACGATAGACCTGACAACCCACCTTCTCTTTTAGAGTTGATTAGAGTTGCGTATCCAGATAATGAATACGACGGAAGAACCAAAGAGGGTAGGGCGGTCAAGAAATTTCTAGCAACCAGACAAATTGTGGCTGACGGCGCTCACGTTTATAAGCCCAAAGAAAAAATAGAATTAACCCAAGAGCACAAAGAATACATTTCTAACAATGCTGGAATGATGTCTCCAGTTGAAATTGCAAGAATTATTTTTAAAGACAATAAAATAACGAATTTAAATCAAGAAGCTAGGGCAGTATCAGATTATGCGGCGACTTTAGATAACAAGGTAGTTTATAACAATCTAAGTTCTGAAGTTCCAGAGTCGAACGAGTACAAGCCACCCAAGACTATCCTCAGAATGACCCAGAGGATTAACAAGTATGTTCACGATGGGTTAGAAGAAAATAATTTAAAAGCAAAGCAAAAGGCGGGTGTTGAAGCTTTGATAGGGTATATGCATACCTTTCGTTTTAACCATCAAATTAATAACTACGAAACTCAAAACGATAGAGATTTGTTTGAGTCTAGCTTTATTCGTTATACTTACGACAAGCCAGACCTAACTCAAGAAGAAGTTGACCAATACATAGTTTTATCCTCTGAGGTTGTCATATCTGCAAACATACAAAGAAGAAAAGAGCATTTAACAGCAATGCTTGATGCGGTTGTAGAAGATACTGACGGTAGAGCCTCTATGTCTCTCGTAGAGGTAATCGGCAAGGTTGAAACGGAATATAACCAATCCGTAAATAGACAACAAAAACTTCTTGGTGATTTAAAGGAAAAGCGTTCAGATAGACTAAGCAAGCAAATAAAAGAAAACGCAAGCATTCTCAATTTAGTCCAAGTGTGGAAAGATGAAGAGTCTCGGAAGAAAATGATTCATCTAGCCGAAATGAAAAAAGAAGTCATTAAGGAAGAGGTCGAAAGGTTATCGTCAATGGACGAAATCAAGTGTCGTATTTTAGGACTAGGAGAGGATGAAGCATTAAATGGTTAAGTGTGCAATTTGTGGAAAAGAGTTCGAAACGGACAGAAAGCTACATGCTCATTTAAAAGCTCACAAAATGAGGATGGTAGAGTATTATCAAACTCAATTTCCAAGATACGACAAGTACGACGGAAAAATAATAAAATTTAAAAACAAAGAACAATATTTTGATTCTGATTTTAATTCTAGAACCAATCTTAGAATGTGGCTTAAAAATTCCACAGACCAAGAAGCAAAGACTTACTGCAAAGATATACTAATAAAAAGAAAAGAAAAAAAGGGTCTTGTTTATACTCCGTGCCAAGCAGAGCTGCGTTCTTTGGTATTTCCCCCTATTCAATACTATAATGAATTATTTGGAGATTATTATAAGCTATGTTCCGAATTAGGATTTAAAAACAAATATAAAAACTTTTCTGAAATTGTTGCGAATTCAGAATGGCAAAACCCAGAATATGAAATTTTAGTAGACACAAGAGAGCAGCGTCCGCTTAAATTTAAAAGAAATGTAAAATTAATGAAGCTAGACTACGGAGACTATGCGTTTAGCAGCTCTGAGGCTTCGTGTAAGGCGTTTATTGAGCGCAAGGCGGTAGGAGACTTCCTAGCAACTATAAGTGGCGGCTACGAGCGTTTCCTGCGCGAAATACAGCGTTCTGTAGACGACGACGCAAGCTTGATAATTGTTATAGAACAAAAGCTATCAAATGTCTTATATTTTAATCATCAAAGAAAAGGGCACGGTGGAAGAGTTTATAGCAAAGTCAAAGCTACCCCAGAGTTTATATTCCATAGAGTAAGAAGCATGAGTCAAGAGTTTCCTAGTATACAATTTTTATTTGTAGACGGAAAGAAAGAATCTGCTAGAGTAATAGAAAAAATATTTACATCTGGCTGCACTCACAGAAAAGTCGATTTACAATTAGCATATGATATGGGCAAATTATAATGTGGTACGCTAACGAAAAATATATACCAAAAGTAAATAATGTTAACGAAGAGCTTTTAAAGCTAGAGGGAGACCTAGACGACAAAGAGGCTAGGATAACTTTAGCTAGGTTTTTAAGAAACAATCTTTCATTTACTACCGAATTGATATCAGGTATAAAATTAGCGCCGTTTCAAGAGGTGACGCTCAAAGGAATGTTAAATAAAAACTTTTCAATGTGTGTGTGGGGTCGTGGTTGTGGCAAGACTTTTATATCTTCTGTCTTTTGTTTTCTTCAATGCATTTTTGAACCCGGAACAAAGATATTGATTGCTGGACCTACTTTCAGAACGGCTAGGTTTATTTTTCAAAACATAGAAAAGATGGTTAACTCAAAGGGTGCTGAACTTTTAGCTCAAGCATTCTCGATGCGCCCATCAAAAAGAAACGACCAATACGAGTGGCAAATCAACGGGGGTTCTATAACAGCAGTTCCTTTGTCTGGTGAAAAGATTCGTGGTTTTCGCGCCAACATTCTAGTTCTTGATGAGTATCTGCTTTTACCAGAGGAAACAATCAAAACTGTTCTTATGCCCTTTTTGGTAGCTCCTCAAGACATGGCAGAAAGAATCAAAGTCAGAGAAATTGAAGATGAGTTAATCAAGCAGGGCAAAATGAAAGAGGAAGACAGAATGGTTTTTGAAAACAATTCTAAAATGGTCGCTCTATCATCTGCTTCTTATACGTTTGAAAATTTATATAAAACATACAAGGATTGGACTCAAAAAATTTATAAACCAGAAGAGGCCGGTGATTCATCTTACTTTATTTCTCAAATGGGATACGAATCTTTACCTTCTGACATGGTAGATACAACTATCATCGAAGAAGCTCGCAGTAGCGGCGGAACATCTAATTCGTCGTTCCAACGTGAGTATTGCGCTCAATTTACCGATGGAAGTGATTCTTATTTTAGTGCTAAAAAAATGCATGAATGTACAGTCCCCGATGGAGAGCTTCCATCTTCTTTGATTAAAGGTGCTCCCGGAAAAAAATATATATTAGGGATTGACCCCTCTTTTTCTAATAGTCCAAGTTCTGATTATTTCGCAATGTCTCTTTTAGAAATTGACGAGTCAAATGGGCAAGGAATATTAGTAAACAGCTATGCAGTGGCTGGCGGGGATTTAAAAGACCATATTGAGTATCTTTATTATTTGGTGACTAATTTTGACATTGAAATGATATGTATTGATAATGCTGGATTTGGATTTATTGATAGTTGCAACGAATCGGAATTATTTACCAACGCTAAACTTAACTTTAGCTTCTTTGATTTTGACAGCAATAAAGAAGGGGTAGACTACAAGAGGGAGACTCAAAAGGTAAGAAGGCAATACAATAAAGAATCAGGCAAAATAGTTTTTAAACAAGTGTTCGGTTCTGATTGGCTGAGAAAAGCCAATGAACATTTACAGGCTTGCATAGACCATAGAAAAATTTGGTTCGCTTCTAAAACGGTTGCCAACGCATCAGAATTCAATAGGCAAACCGCACTGGCCGTTCCTATTAAATATACAGGCGCAGAAAATACTTTAGATTTAATAGAAACTCAGGATGACTTGGTTTACCAAACCAAAAAACAATGTGCATTGGTAGAAGTTAAAAGTACCGCCAGAGGAACTCAGACCTTTGATTTGCCACAACACCTAAAGCGCTCTACTAGCGTAAATAGAGCAAGAAAGGATAATTACACCACACTTATGTTAGCAAATTGGAGTTTGAAATGTTATTATGATATAATGACAATAGATAAAGAATCCCTAAATAATACTTTTAATCCAATTATGATAGGATAAATAGTGTAATTTTTTAAAGAAATGCCCGATAACAAAATCAGATTAAGTCAGATTTATAAGCCCGATATCTCTGGTTATACTCAGCAGATTATTGACGCAAGTAATATAGTTGGCCCCACTGGAGTTACAGGTCCAGCAGGGAATACTGGACCTTCTGGCACGGCTGGCGCAGTCGGCCCATCTGGAGCTACTGGCCCTATCGGGTTGTCGGTTACCGGACCCGCTGGAGCAGTAGGTCCACTTGGAGTCACTGGGCCAATTGGCCCAATTGGAGTCACTGGGCCTTCTGGAGCAGCCGTTACTGGACCCGCTGGCGTAGCTGGTCCATCTGGAGCAACTGGACCTATTGGTGCAGTCGGAGCCACTGGCCCTTCCGTAACTGGCCCATCTGGAGCAACTGGCCCTGTTGGCCCAATAGGAACTACAACAGCAAAGGGTTCTGACAAAACAATTCAATATAACCACGGCGGCACAAACCAAAGCGGCGCGGCGAACTTAATTTACAATTACGGGGCAACACCTAGAGAACTTCATGTTAGCGGTGCTAACTTAAAAATTGGCGCGACTGGAATCATACAATCTACTGGTGGGCATGATGCTTATTTATACGTAGAGCCCATTAACGATGATTTGATTATTAGAAAGTCAAATCAAGGAATTCAGTTGGTTATTGATGGCAATGTAGGAAACGTTGGAATTAAATTGCCTACAGGTACTTTACCAGCTTTTCCCCTTGATGTTTCTGGAGAAGCTCAATTTAGAGGTACAAATGCCCAAGAAAAAGTAGTTATAGACCATGACCCAGAAGGCTCTGAATTTGGATTATATAACTCTGCTGGAGCAGTAAAAACCAAGCTTTCTTCTCACGGAAATAATTGGATAACACCCAACCTTGGGCTTGGGACGGCAACCCCTGCTTACAATCTAGATTGTACTGGTAAAGGTAGATTAGAGTCTGTTATTTTAACTGGAACCGTACCTTCGACTGCTGGTTCTGCTGGAGTATCGGGCCAGATTGCCGTTGGAGGCGGATACTTGTATGCCTGCACCGGAACAAATATGTGGGCTAGAGTTCAATTATCGACTTGGTAAGCTTTTTTTAGTTTATTTTTCTTCTTATTTGACTTCTTGCACTATTTAGTGTAAGATATAGTATAAATTTAACCTAAAATGAGCGCTAAAAAGAAAACTGCATCCGCTAGTAACAGAAAAACTACGCAAAACAAAGAAAACCAGCCCTTAATGGTTTCTACCGCTTCTACTTCTGAGACTCGCTCCAGAAGAAATGCTGCTGGAACTATAGAAAGAAGCGATAGATTCAGGAATATCGACGACGGCATGGTTCCGTTTAAATATTCTACTGGCGGCGTAGGAAACAACAAAAGCTCTATCGACGTAAGAGATGCTGTAAAGCTGTGTCAAAAAGCTTATTATAATTTCGCCATATTCAGAAGCACTATTGATATGATGACCGAGTTCTCGGTTAGCAATATTTATTTCCGTGGTGGAAGCAAAAAATCAAGGAACTTTTTAAATGCATTTTTTAAGAAAATTAATTTATCCAATTTTATGGACAGGTTCTTCAGGGAATACTACCGCTCTGGAAATGTTTTTATTTATAGGTTTTCTTCAAAATTAAAAGTTGGAGATTTAAAGAAGATAACTCAAACCTTTGGCTCTGGCCCAAGTCTTTTGAACGATTCGGTAATTCCTACCAAATATACCATCTTGAATCCTTCAGACGTAAGACTCACGGGAACACTTTCTTTTTCTAGTGGTAGGTACTCTAAATTGGTAAGCGATTACGAGTTACAAAGACTAAGGAATCCGGAGTCTGAAGAAGAGCTAGAGCTTATTAATAATCTGCCCGAATCAACAAAAAAACAATTAAATTCCAAATCGAGCACAGTAATGATTCCGCTTGACCCAGAAAAGATAGCGGCGGTCTTTTATAAGAAGCAAGATTACGAACCATTTTCAGTTCCCATGGGATATCCAGTTTTGGAGGATATCAACGCCAAATATGAAATGAAAAAAATAGACATGGCGATTGCTCGCACAATGCAGCAAGCCATTCTTTTGGTGACGATGGGTTCCGAGCCTGACAAGGGCGGGGTAAATCAAAAGAACCTAGAAACAATGCAAACACTATTTGCCAACGAATCTGTTGGGAGAGTGTTAATCGCTGACTATACCACCAAAGCAGAGTTTGTTGTTCCAAAAATTGCGGACTTACTTGATGCAAAAAAATATGAAATATTTGATAGAGACATTAGATTGGGCCTGAATAATATTCTATTTGGAGAAGGCGAAAAATTTGCCGACACCTCTGTTAAAGTTAAAATCTTTATTGAGAGATTGAAACAGGCGAGAGAAACCTTTATAGATGAATTTCTGTTTCCTGAAATTAAAAATATTTGCAAAAATTTAGGATTCAAAAACTATCCTACTCCTTACTTTGAGGACATTGATTTAAAAGATAGTTTATCTTTTGCAAAGGTTTATACCAGACTCATAGAGTTGGGCGTATTAACTGCGGAAGAGGGGTTGACGGCTTTAGAAACTGGTAAGCTGCCGACCCAAGCAGAGTCTTTAGAATCCCAAGAAAAATTCAAATCCCAAAGAGACTTGGGGTACTACCAGCCTTTGATTGGCGGAGTCAAAGCCGATGCTCCCGGTGCAGAGAAAAAAGAAGATGTACCTAAGCAAGTTGGTAGACCTAGTGAAGATACGGACGATTCTTCTTCGGAAGCACCAATTGACTCTGGCGGACCAATCACTGCTGCCGAAGATTATTTTTCTTTCGAGAAAATAAAAAACAATTTAATTACTGCTGGACAACTTGGTTCTGATGTAGAAAAGGCTTTAAGAAGCAAGCACTCCATCAAAAGAATGACCAACAAACAAAAAGAGGTTGCACAGCAAATTACAGAATTAATCATGGCTAACGAGTCGCCAGAAGATTGGAAGGGCTCTATCGAAGGCTATTTAAATGACCCTACAGATAAAAACAAAGATAGGGTAAACAAAGTAAATGAAATTGCACTTAATCATCAAGTAGATAATTATCTAGCTTCGATTTTATGTGCTAGCATAAAGGAATAAACATGGAAGACGATATTATATCTTACGGCTTAGAGGGTGGCGCAGACGTTTCGTTGCCAGAGATACCTATGCCTTCAGTAGAAAAGAAGGTGGATGACGTTAAAGATGAATGCGAAGTTGCTTTTAATTTTGCATTCATAGGCGCAGGTCAGGGTGGCTCAAGAATTGCAGAGGCTTTTTACAATTTAGGCTACAGAAAGCTTTCGGCAATAAATACTGCACAGCAAGACTTAAATACAATCAAGCTTGAAAATAAGCTTTGCATCGGAGACGGCGGCGCAGGTAAAAATCCCGCAGTAGCTAAACAACTTTTCAACGAAAGAAGAGAAGATGTTTTAGACTTTATGAGAGACTCTTGGGGGAGTGATGTAGATAGAGTGTTTGTATGTGCTGGCGCTGGCGGAGGTTCTGGCGCTGGAATGTGCAGCCCTTTGCTTTCCACTGCTAAAGAATTCCAAGACATAGTTAATTCTAAATCTAAAAAAGTAGGTTGCATTTTAGCTTTGCCCCAACATACAGAAGGTAAAAAGGTCAACGAAAATGCTTATCATACTTTAATGGATGTTTTGAAATTAGTTAGAGATGGAACCGTTTCCCCTTTGATTATTCTTGATAACGAAAAAGTTAATCAGTTGTATCCCGGAGTAGCAGTTTCTCAATTCTGGCGCACTGCGAACTCAAGCACTGCCGGTCTTTTCCATTTGTTTAATTTGTTAGCTTCTAAAGATAGTAGTTATTCTTCTTTTGATTCTAATGATTACAAGCAATTACTGGATACAGGCTTGATAGTGTTCGGTGCTGCGCCCTGCGAAAAATGGCAACACGCTTCAGATATATCAAAAACTGTTAGAGAGAATTTAAGAAATAATGTTCTTTCGGGTGGGGTAGATTTAAGCACTGGAAATTCTGCTGGCGTAATAATGATTGGCGGAAGAGAAGTTCTTGATGATGTTCCTCAAGAAAATTTTGATAGAGCATTTGACCAACTTACTAGAATACTTGGTCCACGTAGCGTTGTACATAGAGGTATCTATAGCGGCGACAAGCCCAGCTTAACAGTTTATACTCTTATAGGTGGACTTGGAGACCCTGTGGAGAAAATAAAAGAACTTAAAAGATTAGGTGAAATTCTATAAATAATTAATTAAGTATTTTATTTTTTGGAATTATTGTCGTTTCAGATGTAAGAATAAGAACACAGGAGATTACATAGTATGGCAGCTAAAAACAATGATATTAAACCCGGTTGGAAAACCACAGAATTTTGGATAACGATTTGCGTCACGGCGGCTTCGCTGCTTTGGGGCGCAGATGTATTAGACCCAGAGGGTGCTGGAACCGCTAACAAAGTCTTTGGCTTTGTGGTTGCTGCGCTTAGTGGTCTTGGATACACCGTGTCCAGAGGTCTTGCCAAGAAGGGCGGTTGATGCTAGATGTGGGTAGCTTTAGTTAAAGCTATTTTAGACTGGCTCACAGACCTTGTTAAGCAAGACATTAAGGCCGGTGATGCTGATGCAACACCAAAAAGCCTTAAAGACAAGTGGCGTAAACGTATAGAGGAACAGGAAAAGAAAGTTAAGAAAAATGAAAATGATTCTGACACTCCTTCTTAGTAGTTTAGTACTCGCGTCAGGCTGCGGTTCAACGAGAGTTGTTTTCGTAGACACTCAAGCTGACTTAGTTAGGTTGGGTCCGGACGTTCAAGGGCGCGTTTATACTCTTGTAGACGGGCAATGGACGCTTTCAAAAAAGAAAGTAAAGTTGCCTGAAGGTTGGTATGCTGGGGGCATCCCCAGAGAATAAATAGGAAGTTTTTGCCAAACGGAACTTCCTTAGCTTCATCGCTCCAGCCTGACCCTCGT